CCATGGGCGATCCACGTCAGGGTTCACTGTTTGGTGATGGGCCAGAAGAATCGGCAGCTTTAGATATCATCATGCAGAATCCGGATCAGCAGATTTCTGTCAGTCGTATGCGACCAGATGGGGAAATGGAAGAAATCACCATGTCTTTACGTGAACGACTGGATGAGCTGGAAGCAGAAGCCCGTCAGGCGCAAGAGGATGCTTTGGCTGCGCAGACTGCCATTAGTTGTGCTTTACAGTTTGGCGAGTAGTATTTTCAGCGCTCAAATTAGTATTTTCAGCGCTCAAATTAATATTGACAAATAATACTACCCAACAAACCACACTAAAAACCATGCTCAGATGATGGAAATTATCGGGGCAGTTTTATTATGAAAGACCAATGCAAGGCCGCCGTAGCTAAAGCACTCGGCAAGGCCACACTAAACCAACAAGAAGCCACCGACATTGAAAACCGGATCAAGGACGCGATGAAGTCTTTGGCCAAAAAAGATATTCAGAACTGGCGCAATTTATCTGATGCAGAAAAACTGGTGAAAGCTGGTGAATTTGTCGCAGAAGATATTCAAGCGCAATTAAAACGAAAGCATGCCATTGCAGCGCGTGACATTCTTACCCAAAACAAAAACCTTGCACAGCTTGATCATCCCACATTAACAGCCAGTGAAGTTGTAGATCGCATGGTTGCACCGCATGGCGATATGTCCGGCATTCAATCGATTGACTCCAAAGCACGCGCAATCGCATCCGTTTACCGTGGCGATCTGGTGGACTTCTATACCAACATTAAAGGCGGTTTAGGTGTATTTACTGATGCAGAACTGGTGCAGAAAATTGTCCGTGAACGATTCAATGACAGTACCGGCGATCCGTTGGCCAAGAAGATCAGCGACAAGATGGGCGAAGTCTTTGAAGGTATGCGCGAACGCTTTAACCGTGCCGGCGGTGATATTGGCAAACTGGATGATTGGGGATTGCCGCAGACACATAGCTTAGAAAAGATCGTATTAGCCGGCAAACAGGCTTGGGTGCAAAAAGCAGAAGGCTTAATCGACACTTCAAAATATGTGCATGAGGATGGCACGTATTATTCACAGCATGAGATCCGTGAGCTGCTTGAATACTCATTCGACACATTAAGCAGCAACGGCGCAAATAAAACTGAAATTGGCCGTCAGTCCTTTGGCGGTAATTCTAAAGTTACCAGTCGTCATTCTGAAAGCCGGGTATTGCATTTTAAAGATGCTGAATCATGGATGGAATACCAGGCTGAGTTCGGCGGCATGCCGTTTGTGGATCTGATCGAGGCACACGTAAATGGATTATCTAAAGATATTGCTATGGTGGAAAATCTTGGCAGTAGTCCTAGAAATTCCATGCGCATATTGATGGATGCAGCAGAGCAGAAAGACTGGCAAAAAGGAGTTGATGCAAACGATACAGGTAAGTCACGTAAACGTGCACAGACCATGTTTGACGAGTTCTCAGGGCAGAATACACCGCAATCCGAAGTTCTGGCCAATATGGGTTTAGCGTATCGCTCTATGAATGTGGCATCTATGCTGGGCGGTACCACAATTTCATCCGTCACCGACCAAGCCATGATTGCAAAGACTGCATCGATCCATGGTATTGCCTACCGTAAAACTTTTGGTGAGCTGATTTCACAGCTTAATCCAAAGAATAAAGAAGATCGTGAGCTGGCGCACTCACTTGGATTGGCCACTGAAGAAATGCTCGGATCTATTGCGCGTTGGTCGGATGATGACTTCAGTCCATGGTAAATCCCAAAAACTGGCACGGGTATCGAGCGGCATTGCTTCACAGGTTATGCGTGTTTCTGGCCTGAATGCACTCACAGCAGCATCAAAAGTCGGTTTTACTAAGATGCTTATGCATAAATACGGCAGTTTGACCCGTTCTAAGGCATGGGCCGATCTGGATGCAATGGATCGTGAATTGATGGAAAAAACCGGATTGTCTGAACGTGCTTGGGAAGTCATGCGCCTGGCTGATCCGGTGGTGGATCGTAAGGGCAATCAGTTGATGTCTGCACGTTCTATCTATGAAATACCTGATAGTGATTTGACTAGGTTTGGCGACCCACAAAAGGTGCGTGATGAAGTGGCTACACAATTTCAGGCGCATTTACTGGATGAACAGGGAATGGCGGTAGTTGAAGCCGGATTGCGTGAACGTACTTGGATGAGTGCAGGACAGCGAAAAGGCACAGGCATGGGTGAACTGGTCAAATCCATGCTTCAGTTTAAATCCTTTCCAGCAGCATTCTTGATGCGCCATGGATCACGTGCAATGGCGCAGGATGGTGTGAAAGGAAAGGCGGCTTATGGTGTTTCATTATTTGCTATGACCACAATACTGGGTGCACTGGCTGTACAGCTTAAAGAACTAGCCAACGGTAACGACCCTTCTACCATGTGGGATAGTGAAGATCCGCAAAAGGCTATGAACTTCTGGACACGTTCAGCGGTTCAGGGTGGTGGCCTATCTATTCTTGGCGATATCCTTGTTGCTGGTACGGATACTTCAGGGCGTAGTACTTCGGACTTTATGGTTGGTCCATTGGGATCAGACGTTAAAGCTGTGCTCGGCTTGACTGTAGGCAACCTTACGCAGTACTACGATGACAAGGACACCAACGCATCTAATGAAGCATTCCGCTTACTCAAGAACAAGATCCCTGCACAAAACTTGTGGTACACCAAAGCCGCGACTAATCGCCTGGTCTTTGACGAAATTCAGGACATGATTGCCCCAGACTACCGTGAAAAATTATTACGTAAAGCCGAACGTCAGCACGACCGGACGCGCTTCTGGGGTGATGATGTTGGTGATATTCAGATGCCTGATTTTGATCGTGTCATAGACTAGAGAAAATACTCATTTTTCATGTTTTTCATCCCTTGTATATATGGACTATATACGGGGGATTTTTTTATGCGTGATGACCAGGTAGAACGAATCAAATTACTTTCTGAGGAAATTGCAGACGACATGGTAAGTACTGCTGAAGCTGCAATTAACACCAAAATTGCAACAAAAGTAGGGCGTGGGGATAAAGCCTTTTTGTATGGCATTGTCAAAAATCAAGCTGGTGTTATGGCGACCCTGCAACGTGTGCTTGATGTGAAATCCGGCAAGATTCCGCCGATCAGTGCCACCAAAGAAACTCAGGAGAAATACGAACAGCAACTGATTAAAAAAGCCGAAGAAGCAGCCGCAAAACTTAAACAACGCCTTAGCTAATGACTAAACCTAAGATTTCATTCTTAGCGTTCTTTCTGCTTTGGGCTGAGCTACAAGGCTGGAAGGTTCCGCTATTTCATGTTCAGGTCTGTATATTCCTTGAAGATTTCTATCTTAAAGGTCGTACAGGTTTGCTTATGCTGCCGCGTGGGCATTCCAAGTCCAGCATTCTGGACGTGTTTAACGCCTGGGTAATTTACTGCTGGCCACATACACAAATTCTGCACCAGGGAACAACTGATTCAGATGCATATAAGTGCTCAAAAGGCACACGTGATGTACTCGAAAAGCATCCGCTGTGTATTGATAATCACAATGTCAGCATTCGTCAGGGTGAAATTGAACGCTGGTTTGTAAATGGCACACTCGATGTTCGATACGGCACCATGCTGGCCAAAGGGATTCTTTCTGGTGTAACAGGCCACCGTGCGCACTTCATTCAGAATGATGACGTTGAGACACCACAGACCACGGCTAACCCGGAACAGCGCGAAAAGCTGCCGAAAAAACTATCTGAGCAGACACACATTGCCATACCAGGTGCAAAAAAGCTTTGGATCGGCACACCACATACCCATGATTCACTTTATGAAAAAATTAAAAAACAAAGAAAGGTGGATAAATTAATTCTCAAAATGTTTGAGCATGAAAAACGTTTTGAGGATACGCAAAAGGGTCAGAAGGTTTTACTTGATTTTGATCCTGTACATGGCTTCTCTGGCATCGGCGTTGGTGCAAAATACCTGCATAAAGGTGAGCACTATGAATGCCGAAAGCTAAAAAATGTCTGGGAAATTACATTCCTTGAATCAAACTATATCGTGGATTTCTATTCTGAAGGGCTTTGGGAGGAACGATTCACACCGGAAGAAATGGAGTTTCGGCGCGAAGAATGTAAAACCCTGAATGAATGGGATTCACAGTACCAGATGCATGCCAAGCCGATTGGTGATGTGCGTCTTGATCCAGACAAGATTGAAGCTTATGACTGTGAGCCGGTACTGAAACGTGCCAACGGTGAATACCTCATGATGCTGGGTGAGAGCCGTATTGTCGGTATGTCCGCTAAATGGGATCCATCATCAGGCAAGCTTAAATCTGATATCTCATCAGTTGCACTCATGCTACATGACGATTTAGGGAACAAGTATTGGCACAGATCCATTGCCTTAACTGGTCCAGACATTATTACTAACAACAATGGTGAAATTATTGGCGGTCAGGTATGGCAGCTCTGCGATCTGATTGAAGAATTCCATATTCCGAAGATTGTGATTGAGACTAATGGCATTGGCGGCTTTGCTGGTTCCTCACTTAAAGCAGCTTTGAAGAAACGAAAACTTCGTTGTGGCGTAGAGGAACGGCATGCATCACAGAATAAGAATAAGCGCATTCTTGAAAGTTTTGAAGGGCCGCTTATGTCTGGCCTGCTTTGGGCACACATTTCTGTGCTTGTTGTCGCCAATCCAGATGGTAGTGAAGAAGATGCACCAGCAGCTAAACAGATGCGTGAATGGAATCCAGCCGTGGCCAATCAACCAGACGATTACATGGATTCAGCAGCAGGCGCAATCGTAGACCAGCCGGAACGTGTAGGCAAAATACACAGAAATAACGAGGTCAATGAAGGCCCTAATTGGAGAGGGAATAGTGGCGTGATTGAAGCCACTCTAGACTTTGAAAATTAGGGGCAGATCATGGCAGTTCCAGAACA